TGTAGCTTACACAGCTGGATCGTAGTAAATGCGATTAACCGCGCAGGATCTGCGTGAAATGAATATCCTTAAGTATTACAGGCTCACTAGAAAGTGGGTCTGTAAAACTTACGGGTTAAAAGATGCAGATTTAGAATTATTAATTTATTTAGATTGTAAAAAAAGATTTACACGAAAAGATTTTATGGATGGAGTTTATACTTATTCATGGGATAAAACAAGGTGGGACAGATTAAGAAAAGATGGTTGGATAGATACTTGGAGGCATCGTAATAGAACTACTATAATGTACTCTGTATTTAAAACATCTTTTAAATGCTCACAAATGATAAGTAGAATTTACAGAATACTTTTAGGTGAAGAAGATCTACCAACATCAGAAAGAAGTATTTTTTACAATAACAAATCATACACAGATAAAGTTTACAATAAAGCTATAGATGACATGATAAAAGATAAAGATAGATGAAAATAAAAAAAAATAAAGCTCCTTTTAAAATGAAGTCACCGTTAAAATTAACGCCACAAGAAAGGTATGATAGGAGAATGCGTAGAAAAAATAGAATGGCTGAAGTTTCGTCACATATGCATCAGTCTAGTCTTAGCAAAACTAAAGCTCCAGCTGGTAATTTCTCTGCTTATGGGATTTAAATTAGGCGGAGCAAGACAACCAAGAATGTCTCAAGGACAAATAACTAAAGGATTAAGCTTTGATAAAGAAGCTGGTGATCCTAGTGTCTCTATTCCTGGTACACCTATTATTAGAAAACCTTTAGCAGAAGGCGTGCTTGGTGAAGCTAATATGGATGGTAGTATATATATTAGTAATAAGATAGTGCCTGGTAGCGAAGAAGAAAGACAAGTAATAAATCATGAGATGAGACATTCTACAGATATGAAACTTGGTAAGTTAGCTTACGATGATAATAGCATTACGTATAACGGTGAGGTTTTTCCAAGAGAAACTAGAAACGGAAAAGATATGATTAAAGTAGATGGTAAATGGAAAGAAGCTGGTAGTGAAGGTTTTCCTTGGGAAAAAGAAGCAAATAATAAAAATGATCATGGAAGTGTTTAAAGATAATAACGACTGGAACGAAAAATCTATTGTAGGATTTATTGCATTTGCAATAATGTGTGTGATTATGATAGCAGATCTTGTTACCGGTTATGTAGGTAAAGATTTAATAATTAACGAGTTTGTATACGATTCATTTGTACTTGTAGTACTTGGTTGCTTTGGTATAAGTGGATTAGAAAAATTTGCAAAAAAATAAAAAATGGCAGTATTAACAACTATATCAGGTATACCTTTGTTTACAACTATACAAGAAGCTTTAGACTGGGCTGCTAGCGTTGGTTTAACAGGTTATCATACGCACCAGTATCAAGGAATGACAGGATATATGGGAGGAAGTGATCATAATAATGCTATTACAGGAAATATTAGTTCAACATTACCTCAACAGCAAACGCAACAATCTACACCACCACCACCACCAACAACAACTATGAGTTCTGGTACAGGAGGTTCCGGTGGTAGTTCAGGCGGCGGAGGCGGTTATTAAAATTTAAATTATGTTAAAAAATATATTATCAGGAGGAGCTGCTGACTTAGTTAAAAACGTTGGAGGAGTATTAGATAATCTAATAACTAGTAAAGAAGAAAAACTAGAAGCAGAAAGAAAAATAAAAGAATTAATTGCTAACTACGAGATTGAAATGGAAAAAAATATTACAGCTCGTTGGGAAGCAGATTTAAAATCAGATTCATGGCTTAGTAAAAATGTTAGGCCTATGACTTTAATATTTTTAATAGTATGCACCATGCTATTAATATTTATAGACGCAGGTGCATTAAAGTTTGAAGTTAAATCATCATGGGTTGATTTACTTCAATTAGTATTAATAACTGTGATCGGTGCTTATTTTGGTGGTCGATCATTTGAAAAAGTAAAAAAATAAAATTATGGCAAGTATACACGGAGGCTCAGGTAATGAGCTATTTTATCATGGATCTACACTTTTAAGCGGTGATGGAGCAATATTAGATTTAACTGGCGCAACTGCTAAGTATTACGTTTGTGCTATAACTTTTCTTAGCGCTACTACGTTTGGTGACACTGGCGCTTCAGGATTACAAATATTAGATGGCGGTGTTAAGTTAGGATTAGGAAATACACACTTCGCTTCTACCGAAGACACGCAAACTTTAGATACAGACTGGGGTGCTGTAACAAACGCAGGTGATAATGATGGAGCTGTTATTGTAGAAGAAACTACAAGTTTTCCAGCTGGTATGACCTTATACGGTATGTACGATTATGTTGAGCTACATTCTGGATCTTGTATATGTTATGTAGCGCCAAGACCTGATTATAAATCTAGAGCAGCAGCAATATAAATAAATAATTAACTTAAATTAAATAAAATGGCAAAAAAAGAAAAAATTGTAGACTTAAAGTCTAAACCAGAAAAAATAACTGATAAGCAGTTAGAAAAAGTTCAAGACACAGTAAACAGGATAAACAAATCTCAATTACAAATAGGTAATATAGAATTACAAAAACACGAAATACTACACGGTATTGCTGGTATGAGAGATGAGCTAACTTTGTTACAAAATGAGTTTGAAAAAGAATATGGAACTTTTGATATAGATATACAAACTGGTGAAATAAACTATCCTGAAAATGGCAAGGCTGATAAGAAAAATTAGTATAGGTAAAGACTATAAAAACGACGCCATGCATTACGCTGTTGGTCAAGAGGTTTATGGTGGACATGTTATTTGTGATATAATAGAAGAACAAGAAAAATATTCTATTTATATTAAGAAAAATAAAAATGTTTTACCTTGGAAAGACTTTAATAAAAACATGGCTGTATCTGTAGAATATAATCTAGAATACTAATGAAGAGTGTTTACAACTTTGTTGTAACACCAAAAGGTAATAGATATAATAACACTAAGAAGATTGGCGACTCAGAATTAATACTTAATACTGAGATCTTTAATCATCAATATGTAAATAGAGAAGCTGTTGTTATATCTACGCCTATAATTGGTGGTACAGATATAAAGCCTGGCGATACGGTTATAGTGCATCATAATGTTTTTCGTAGGTGGCACAATCAATATGGTATAGAGAAAAATAGTAGAAGTTATTTTAATGAATCTACTTATTTTATAAATCACGATCAAATCTTTTTATATAAAAGAGATAAACATTGGATAGCTCCAAAAGGTTATTGTTTTGTAAAACCTTTAAAGGCTACAAATAAATTTAACATAAATCAAGAAAAGCCTTTGCAAGGTGTTATTAAATATTCTGATGGAACTGTTAAAGTTAATGATCTAGTTGGTTTTACACCAAATAGCGAATATGAATTTATAGTTGATGATGAAAGACTATATAGAGTTTTATCAAATTTTATTACAATTAAATATGAATATCAAGGAAACGAAGAAGAATATAATCCAAGCTGGGCGCAAAGCAGTTAATGAGTTGATTAAAGTTGCAGAAGAAAAGATTATTACAAACACAGAAGATGATGTATCAGCTGATAGACTAAAAAACGCAGCAGCTACTAAAAAACTAGCTATATTTGACGCATTTGAAATACTTAATAGAATCCAAGAAGAAGAAAACTTGCTTGAGGGCAAAGCACCTGAAGAGGCAAAGAAAAAAACTTTTAAAGGATTCGCAGAAGGCAGATCTAAGTAATGTACGAGCAAAGTTTAGTTAAAATAATAGAACCTATTAAACGCACGACTATTAGTCGGCTTAACAAATCTAAAAAATGGAAATATGGATACAATAAAGAACATGATATCGTGGTTATCTCTAAAACTGGAAAAATTGGGGAAATACTTGAGATTCAAGGTTTGCACATTGCTTTGCCGTTGCTGCCAATGCACGTGCACACCAACAAAGTAAATAAATGGCAAAAACTAGAGTATCCTAAAGAACTATCAACACTTAAAAATATATTTGATTGGAGAGCATACCCAGAAGATCAAAAAGAAAAATGGTATGATTATATAGACGAAGAGTTTAAAAGAAGAGAAGAAGGCTTTTGGTTTATGAATAATAATAAACCGACATATATAACAGGCGCACATTATATGTATCTTCAATGGAGCAAAATAGATGTAGGCGCACCTGATTTTAGAGAGGCAAATCGTTTGTTTTTTATATTTTGGGAAGCTTGCAAAGCTGATAAAAGATGTTACGGTATGTGCTACCTAAAGAACAGAAGATCAGGGTTTTCGTTTATGTCATCTGCAGAAACAGTTAATTTAGCTACTATTTCAAGTGATAGTAGATATGGTATACTATCTAAAACAGGTGCTGATGCTAAAAAAATGTTTACTGATAAAGTTGTACCTATTAGTATTAACTATCCGTTTTTCTTTAAACCGATTCAAGATGGTATGGATCGACCAAAATCTGAACTTGCTTACAGAGTACCAGCTAGTAAGTTTACAAGAAAAAAGATTACAGCTAACGAGCAGCTAGAAGACATACAAGGTTTAGACACAACTATAGACTGGAAAAATACCGGTGATAATAGTTATGATGGTGAAAAGCTAGCCTTGTTAGTACATGATGAAAGTGGTAAATGGGAAAGACCTGATAATATATTAAACAACTGGAGGGTTACAAAAACATGCTTACGATTAGGTAGTAGAATAGTAGGTAAATGTATGATGGGCTCAACTTCAAACGCACTTGATAAAGGTGGGGATAACTTTAAAAAACTATACAATGCATCAGATGTCACTAAAAGAAATAGAAATGGTCAAACAAAATCTGGTTTATATTCTTTGTTTATCCCAATGGAATGGAACTACGAAGGATTTATTGACGAGTATGGAGTTCCAGTATTCACTAGTCCTGACATCGACGTGTTTGCCCCAGATGGTGAACTAATAGATATAGGCGTAATAGATCACTGGCAAAACGAAGCTGAAGGATTAAAAGGAGATCAAGACGCTTTAAACGAGTTTTACAGACAATTTCCAAGAACTGAAGAACATGCGTTTAGAGATGAAACAAAAAACAGTATATTTAATTTAGTAAAAATATACGAGCAAATAGACTACAATGAAGAAATGTCTAGAACACTAGGCATTACTATTGGTAATTTTCAATGGGTAAATGGTGTTAAAGATTCACAGGTAATATTTTATCCAGATCCAAAAGGTAGATTTAAAGTTAGTTGGGTACCACCTCAGCAATTACAAAATAGAGTGGTTTTGAAAAATGGTATTAAATATCCTGGTAATGAACACATGGGAGCGTTTGGTTGCGACTCTTATGATATATCAGGAACCGTAGATGGGAAAGGATCTAAAGGAGCATTACACGGCTTAACCAGGTTTAGTATGGAGGACGCTCCTGCGAACAGCTTCTTTTTAGAATACTTGTCAAGACCACCTACGGCAGAAATATTTTTTGAAGATGTATTAATGGCATTAGTATTTTATGGTATGCCAATACTTGCAGAGAACAACAAGCCTAGGCTTTTGTACTATTTAAGACGTAGAGGATATAGAGGTTTTAGTATGAATAGACCTGATAAAGTTTGGAATAAATTATCTGTAGCAGAAAAAGAAATAGGTGGTATACCAAACTCAAGTGAAGATATAAAACAAGCTCATGCAGCTGCAATTGAGATGTATATACAAGATCATGTAGGTATGAAGCAAGACGGTGGTTTTGGTGATTTGTATTTTAACGAATTGCTAAATGATTGGGCTAAGTTTGATATAAACAAAAGAACAAAGTTTGATGCAACTATAAGTAGTGGCTTAGCTATAATGGCTAATAATAGACACTTATATAGACCAAATGCAAAAATTTCAAAACCAAAATTAAACATAAATATTTCTAGGTATAACAATACAGGAAATAATTCACAAATAATAAAATAAATATGGCATATTCTGGCACTAAAAGTTATTTTCCAAGTCAAACGGTAAGCGATGCTGAAAAGCTTAGCTATGACTATGGTTTGAAAGTAGCTAAAGCTATAGAAACAGAGTGGTTTAATGAAGACAAGAGCGTTAATAAATACAGAACTAATGTAAATGATTTTCATAATTTAAGACTATACGCTAGAGGCGAGCAGTCAATACAAAAGTATAAGGATGAGTTATCTATAAATGGTGATTTGTCCTATTTAAATTTAG